GTTTACCCTCTCGCCCGATGCTCGCCCTTGTCAACGTGTGTATAATCATGTCTGATAATCAGCAAGTGAGAGAAATCTGTCAGAATACCGCTCAATTTTTCTGGCAGAATGCCGGTCCTACGGTTAGGACACGATGCCAAGAGATGACCACCACATCTCTCTTGACGACTGCCAAGATTACTTTCCCCTATCTTGTGCCCCTCTACCACAACTACATGATCCCCTACTACAACCGTCTCCAAATCTTGGGACGCCTCCACACCTATGTATGGATCACCTCATCAATCCTCTATCAATGTTATAGCCTCTTAAACACAGTGTACCCTGAAGAAACAAACTATTACAAGTCAATTCTTCTCTATTGGTTCTCAAAACCTCCAAAACGAGATTTCAAGTTATTGAGATCGGCTTTTGGAGAGCTAAACGATGTTCAAACCCGACCAGCTCCTGGGCACACCCATGGACAATCGGCCGCAGAACGAAGCGCAGCTACCCACTTCATTACCCAATACGCCTCTTACATTGGACTCGAGCCCTACTTTTACCAACAATCAGCAGCTGACCAACGAAACGGAAGAATCGGAAGTCGAAGCTGGTTCTGGGGAAAGGATCTAACCTCTACTCCCAACAAAAACAAACTTCCAAGCAATGTCTTGAGAGCTCTTGTTGACGTAGACTATTACCTTCCTATGCCCCAATACCTCGCTCAAAATCCAGTACCACACATACTGTACTCACTACAACCAACAGCCACCGCTGCAATCACTTCGGAATACTCCTTTCACTTCAACGCTGACAACACTGTCACATACGTCGTAACTGGAGGAGGGAAATATCAACATCCCCTCTGGTCTTACCAAACGGATCACTTTACCGTCGTCGAGCGATATGGCCCCTTCAAATTATCATCAACCACATTTGATGTAGATAGACGTAGATCAGATGAACACCACGAACTAATTCTACTAACCCCCCTCCGACACTTCGGATTTTTCGCCACTAACTTTAGTTGGCTTGCCTCCAACATTCTCGAACGCTACAATGTTGCCATCAATGGATTTTGCAGACTGCAAATTCGCCGAAAAGATGCGCATTTAGTTTCAACTTCAAAAGCAGGCGAACTACTTCAATCCACCATTTCTGTCACTACAGATGATGCAATCAGTCAAGCCGCCTTATTAGGTAAACATGACCTCTCAGTTACGACTGTGCAAGGTATGATTACTCTTGAGGAATCTGATTCAATCGCTGAAGATAATGAAATGAAAGAAAAAGCAACAATCCTTTGCAACTACCACCGAAGTGTCGTCGGCCACAAACCCACCTATGTGTTTCCCATTGAACATTCCATCAACAGAGTGCAATTCGGAACTTATGAAGAAGATGCCAAGCCAAATATGGTTCCTTTCATGACCCCAGTTATTTTGGGTGCTTACGCACACGATAAAACAAAAGGAAATGAGAAGCAGGCCGTTAACGGACGCATTCATAAAGTCAGAAGCAACGCTCAAATCACCCCGTTCATTAACACAGTCATCAACGAATTCACCAAGTTCATCATGCCTGATAGCCATTTCATGCATCCATACTCCCCCGATGAGGTCTTTGAGAAACAGGATAAACCATCTCAACGCCGCATCATTTTAGACAACTTCTACACCATCTGCCCAAGGGTCCTACAATTCTTTATCAAAGCCGAGAGCTACTCCAAACCCGGAGATGCCCGCCTCATTTGCACTTTCAACCCCAATGATAAAGTTTCCTATAGCGCTTTCACCTACCCCCTCGCAGAACTCCTCAAATCCTACAACTTCTACTCCTTCGGGAAATCCAATTCAGAAATTGCACAAAGTGTCGCTGCAACCTGTACCTACGCCACGACTTCCGCATGTAACATTGATCAAGCTCGTCTTGATGGACACATTAGTCCAGCACTGCGTCTCCTAGAAAGAGCCGTGCTTCTCAGATGTTACCCTCCCCAGTATCATGAAAAGTTAAGTGAACTTCATGCCGCTACCTTTGGCAACAAAGTCAGATCAGCACTCGGAACGAAGTATAAACAAGGAACCGCCCGCGCAAGCGGTGTTCCCGATACTTCCATTATGAATACACTAGACTGCATTTTTGCTGTTTACTTGGGATTAAGACTTCGGTCCCCAACAAGCAACGGAATGGAACCTGAAGAAGCTTGGAATCACATTCTACATTCCCAATTCGCTGGAGACGACTCTCTAGTACCAGACTTACCCGAAAACACCTACGATACAGCTTGCACCATGCTCGGTCTAGAAGCTAAACGAGATCCAATCCTCAGAGGAAGATTTGGAATCAAGTATCTTGGGCGTCAATACAGCCCCGATGTCTGGTTTGGGAATCCCAATTCCACCTGTGATTTAAAACGACAATTATCCAAGTTCCACACTACCCCAGTTCTTCCTAGCAACATCACTCCTTTAATGAAACTAACAGAAAAATGTCGCTCATTCATTCAGTCAGACGCCAACACTCCCATCATTGGTCCCTACTGCCGCAAAGTCCTCCAAGTTCATGCCTCTATCCACCTTCCACGTGGATTTGAAAGCTGGATTTATGACAACGGCTCAGGTTCCGATCAACAATACCCCAACGTCGCTGAAAACTGGATGACAGATACGCTCGACTTAGTTCTGCCAGATTTTGACCATGAAACCTTCAAAGAGTTCTTGGAGTCTGACCACCCGTTAGACCTACCACCTCTATGCTTGGAATTCAAGTTCATACCACCAACAGTAACCGCTACAATCAACGAAGAACGCCATTTTGTAAAGGATAAGAAGAAGCCCTTGCCACCCAAATCTAAAGCCCAACAACCACCCCCAAGATTTCAACCACCAACCCCAGCACCAGACGACCCCATTGTAACAACACCG